TTGACCTGCTGTGTTGAGGTTGTTTGCAAGTTGCGATAGGTTAAAGGCTTGAGTCATGTGATGTCCTTATGCTGCGCCATCTCGGGCAAAAGTTTGTTGATTCAGAAGGGTTAAATTGTTGTTGAATGCTGTGGTCAAAATGTAATTTGCCGAACTTGCAGTGTAGTCATATGACGCACCTTGTGCAAGTAAAGCACCATTGGCATATATTTCCAATGACAACGGATTGCTTGTAAACGGATATGTTGTTTGACCCGCTGTTGAGTATGCAGTGACGTTAACCACGTTTGACGCTGGCACGTTCAAGTTGTTTGGCGCAAACAAAATAACAGTCATGTTTCCTGTCAAAGGCGCAGGGAACCCATCAATTGCAAGCCCAGTGATGTTGTAGTCAATCTCATTGATCTGAAGACCATTCACATAAATTGATTCAGCGCCGTTTTGGATTGCCCATGTTGTTGGGGTGTACGTTGTTGCAGAACTTAAAGCAAAAGTGTATCTGCTAAATGGTGAGTAGTTTGAACCAGCCGCCCGTGCAATAAACACTTGATTGCCAGCAGTTGCACCAGCAATGGTGGTGGTAAACGTAATCACTTTGGTTGTGGTGTTTATGCTTTGAACAGCATATTGCGTTGGTGTTCCTGTATCTGTAAAAGTCAGGTTGTCTCCAACATTTATGATTTGCCAAGGAGCATTGTTATATGTAATTGTGTTGCTTGTGCTAGACGCAATTGTCATGTTGGTTTGTACATACGATGCAGATGTGCTAACACCTCGCATATAAAAGATGACAACAATTTCACCAGCCGCGCAAGCTGTTGCCATAACAACTGTAGTTGATGTTTCAGAGTATTCACTTGTGTCCAACAAAACACCATTTCGGAACACCATGATCCAACCAACAGTATGTGTATTGCTAAACGTAGTCTGTGCAGCAGTGGCTGTATATACAGTTTCTGTATAGAAAAACTCATCTTGCTCAAGGAAGCCAACAACTCGACCATATACGTCTACAGTCAATGTAGCGGCAGCAAAAGACTTTGTGTAAATACCCGTACCAAAATTTAAAAATTGTTGCAAGTTAACCCGCATTTGTCCATTTGTATTGTTAGTAATAGACAAGAAACCATCGTTTTGGTTAGGGCTAGAAAATCCATTGATAATAACTTGACCTGTTGATTGGTCTAAATCAATAAAACTTTGGACTCCACCAGCAGGATCAATTAACCCTGACCAAACTGTTGAATCATAAACAGAAGTTTCGCTTGGAACAAATGAACCACCAAGGTTAACGTATCCAGCATTGCCTACTGCAAAGCTAAATTTCCTGTTGCTACGGTTGGCATACAACAAATAATTATCAGCAGATGTTCCAAAATTTACGGGAGACAAGTACCACTTATAAAGTGTTGGGTCTGTGCCGCCGTTTGCAGTCACGTTGTTGTACAAACCGTAATATGCTTTGTTTCGAGGGCTAAAGCTAAAGCCAGATGTGCCTGTTGCATTATCCGCATAGGCAACAGCAATGTATCTGTCTGTATATTGAAATGTTGTTGGCCTCCAAGCAAAGACAGTGCTTGCTGGCGAATACTCGCTGTTGGCAATTGGATTGACTAAGCGAGAAAACAGATACCAATTACCTGCTGGAATTGCAAGGTTAACTGTTGGCAATGTCTGACCAACAGCAAAAGGCACACCGTTGCTTGGCAGAGATGTTGTGCCACCTAGCAGTATTTGCGTTGCCGTAGGTGTTGAAAACGCCGAATACCAAATCTCGGCATAAGTTGCAAAACTAGCAGTCCCCATAGAAGGTTGCACGTTAAAGCTAGGAACAACAGCAGAGGGAAAGCTAGAAGCCACTGTAGGCGCTGGAACAGGGCCAAAGTAGGATGGGTCAGGCAGGTCAGAGTTAGGGGCTGCAACGTACTTTGTAATGTCTTGATCGTCATACACTTGTGCGTTGTATTCGTTTAACTCAAACGATGCGCCAAGGTTGCCATCAGGCAGTGACACTTCAGACACTCGCATCACCCTAAACGGCTTGTTTGTCCAACCGTAAGATGAGTTGGTCACAGTCACCACATCACCAGCGTCAACCTGAATGCCGACATACGCTGTGCTGAAACTGACAATCAGGTCTTCACGGGCTTGCTCAAGGATTCGCGTTGCAAGGTACTGCGCTTGAACTGAATCGTTGGTCATCGCAAACTGAACAGATTGTTTGTTGATCGGTTCGTTGGGGTACAGCAAACCTGCTGGAGTTTCGTAGTACACAAAGTCAGATTGGTCACGGTTTTCACCGCTAGGGAATTCTGCTTCAATTTGGTTAACGCTGCTTGTGATGTCGTAGGCACTGACGCGAATCTCTCCAACAATTGAGTCATCATCAAACGCATATGCTGTTGACGCTTCTTTGTTGATAACAATGCTCCATTGGCCTTGCGCTGCGTTGTACTGATTCCAAGAATCGCACACAATCATTATTGAGTTGATGTTGTTCAGGCATGATTGCCCTGTATCAAGCACACCGTTAATGCGGTAACGAGGTTGTGTTTGTGCGCCTGTTGTATCTGTGTAAGGTATTAAGCCATCAGAGTAAGTGTTTAATGCTGTGGCAGATGTTGCATCTACCAAATCTGCTGGCATAGCGCCGCCGTACTTTTCGTTTGTAATGTAGTCATACCAAACGTCACCGGGCTTTGCTGCACCAGTACTGTTAAGGTAATGGCTTACAGAATAAGTAAGCGTTTGCATGTTTGTAGTTTCTGCTTCACGGTTGTAATTCATTTTTACAATTGCAAAAGCAAGACCATTCATTTGACGGTTGGTTGCCGACCACCGCAACTCAGATGGCAAGTCAGAGCCACCCATGTAAGTTGATGGAGCAGATGCGCCATTGGCAGAAGTGATGACACCAGCCTCTGTTGACTTGTATAACGCTATAAACAAGTTGCCACTAACCTTGGTGTCTACGTTACCTGCGCTGTCAGTCAAGCTAACGACCTTTGTTTGGTCTGTGCCATCAAACGTAATCTTGCGGTCACCCCAATACATATCTGCTAAATCAAAAGAAAATTGACCGTTAGGGCTAATGTGCGAAATCGCAAGAACGTAGTACATTGTCTTGGCATCAGTGCTAAGAGCCGCATCAACAAACGAACCACCCATGTACGCATCGCCGTACACGACAGGAATACTGTTTGTTGACGATGGTGGAACTTGCTGACGCACACCGTTATCTACTGCTTGATTGCCGCTTGCATCAGGCGCAAAAGCACGGGCGAACAATGAAGACACAGCAAAGTTAATTGCAAATGTTGCGGCTGCAAGACCAAATGAACCCAAGGCAGCAGCAGCCATAAAAGTACTGCCGTAAATAGCACTCAAAACTAAGGTTGCAACCATGTCTATTCCTTCACGAAACTAGCGCCGACAGCTTTGTATCCGCGCTTTGTGTAATTTATCAATGGGCCATTTGCTGAAACTGATGTGTAGGCGCAATGTATAGCGCCATCATTAAGCAGTTTACTGGCTATCTTGTCGTATTCAATCCAAAGTTTTCCACCAACAAGATTGTTTCTGTGTTCATGGTCTACCCACCACAACAACTCATGCAATTCAACAACGTCAGGACACCAGATGTTGTTTTGTTTAATCGCAATTAAAGTTCCAGTCATGTGTTTATCAATCAAGATAAACCCACGACCGTTGATGATAGAAAACAACAATTGTTCAACATGCTTTGGTGAATGTTTTGTTGTGTCGCCAAGAACGTCTACAGGGTACTCTTTTGAGTAAGCCTCCACAAACTCTAGCAATCTTGGAATGTCGTATCTTGTCGCAAGTCGGATCATATGCCGAATCGTCTTTGTGATGGTGCTTGTGTAACTGCTTGACTGCCTGATGTTGGCTCACCACCAAAGTCAAAGTATGACCCTGCAATGGATGGCACACGACTCATGCTGTTGTCGCTAGGATAGAAGGCTTGCCAAATCTTAGGAGTTGTGCGAACACCGCCAACCCTGTTCTCCAAGATCGTGCGGAAAGAAGCACACGACAAACCTACAGTGGCAACACGGCTTCTGACTTGTTCATTCCAATTTTCAGTGATGGAATAGTTAGAAACAATGCCCTGATAGCGTTTAAAGAACTGCAACGTAGGTGTTGTGATGATTTGATTGTTTGAGTCCATAAAGCCACGCCAAACCTCAATGCGCGATCCTTTAATGTCAGAACCCAAAACGATTGATACGTTTGATCCATCAACACCTGTTAGCGAAATGCTCAAGTCAGAACTGTTGGCTTTGATGTCACGTTTAATATCAGAAAGCTGCAACAGACTGCCAAGGTTTGTAAAGGTGATGCCATCTACGGTAATAGGTGCAGCAGCATTGCAAAAAGTGTAGGTGTTAGACGGCATTGTTAGCCGAATAAACTCGCCATGTCGGATAGACGAACTATCCAACGCTGTCATTGTCGTACTCATGTAATGTCCTCTCTAAATACAAACGCATCATCCCAATTCACAAGTGCGCTTGCTGGATATGGCGTTAGTGTATAGGTAGGACACTTTTCTGCCAAGACCGTAAACGTGCAATTGTTGCCGCAAGCCACAGCAGCACCAGATACAGGCGAACCAATAACAGGTCTATGAATGCTTACAGTTGCAGTTGCACCAGTGTAGGGTACGTCAGCAGTTATCTTGTAGCTGTATCCGCCAATCATTATGAAATCACCAGCCTTAAAAATAGCGCCAGTAGATGCAGGTAAATTAGCCAGCGACAAGGTTTGTGAGTTGGCGGCAGGTGTAGCGCCTAGCGTTACAGTCGTTGGGGTTGTAGCAGCACCACCTTGATACGCAGTAAACCACCGCAAGTTGTCGCTGTTAAACGTAATGGTTTCTGGCAACTGCCTATCAAGATTGTCAATGGTTTGAATGATTTGACGAGAAGTTGCATAAGCCAAATAGTTGTGCGGAGAAACAGTGAACACCCAAGGCACAGCAGTCAAGTATTGAGCCACACGCATTTGACCAGAACGGCTAACCTGCTGGCCTACCGTTCTGCGGTTGTTAACAGTCATTGACTGTTGCACCTGAAAAATGGTTTGGAATGACATCAAGTTCTCCCGAAATTAGTAGACAGGTTTTTGTTTGCGTATTGGTTTGCCGCCCAGATTGTGTTTGAGCTACCAAGCAAACGATCTTCAAACGACTTAACGTCAATGGCGTTGATGTTGTAGTTTGTCACGTTTGTAGTGCTGCCCATATTGCTCATCTGGTTGTTCGGAATAATTGTCCCAGAACCTGATGGCATAAACAACTCTGGCCCACGTTCACCCACGATGTACGGGCTACCTGCGCTCACAGGGCCACCTGTGGCTTTTGGCGTTGCTGCCGTTGCCTGATAGACATTTGCAAACCAACCGTCATTTGATGCGTTAGGGCCAGTTGCAAGACCAAAAGCCGCACCCAAAAAGCGCATCACAGCAGCTTTCATTTGGATAGCAATCAAATCCTGAATGATGCTACGAGCCAAATCCTTCATGCTCAATTTGCCTGTCTTGACAAAGTTGTCAATGGCAGAAGACAAGTTGCCAAACACGCTATCAAACACTTGCTGTGTGCGTTTGGCAGACTCATCCATAGTCACAAACATTTTTGCAATTTCTTCTTGCTTGTTAAGTTCTTTTAATACTAGTGGGTCTTGACCTTCAACTTCTTTGCGCTTACGAGCGTATTCCAGAGAAATTTGAGCAAGCCTTTGCTCTTGCTCTGTTGCATAAATCATTTTGTATTTCAACTCAAGCGATTCGCGTTGAAATTCCATATCGCGAGTTTGGTTTTGTGCGCTAACAACTAAAGCACCTCTGCGATTGTTTTCAATAGCCCATGCAGTGTTAAATTCATTTGCCGCTGCTTCTTCATCGTTGTATTGAGCAATCATTCTTTTTGCATTGATTTGTCTTTTCTTTTCTGCAAGTTCAGTCTCAGCGATAAGAACTTTACTATTGTAAATTTCAAGGTTTTGTGCTGTAGCTCTACCATCTTCTTGTTGGTTCTTTTGACGCATTTCCAAAGCAGCATCAGCAATCTTTTTTTGTGATTCAAGCTCTAACTTTTCAATTTCATTTTTGCCACGTTCAGCAAACTTATAAGCAGCATCAGCTTTTGCTTTTTCTACTTCAAAGTCTTTGCTTATCAGCATTGACCCATATTTAGCCAAATCAGTTATTCCTTTTTGATCGGCTACTTTTTTGTCTGAGGCAATTTGCGCCGCAGCAACGTCATCTTGCATCTTCTTTGAAAGAGCAAGATAATCATCCATCTTTTCCTTCAACAATTTTTTGTTATTTGATCTGTTAGCAATGCTTTGAGTGTCAGTACCACCAATGTCAGAAGAAATGCGTTCAATGTCTTCGGCTAATTTGACCAATTTATCTTGATCTGAATTTCTGCCAATACTAAGAATTGCATCTTTAACGTAAGTGACCGCTTCTCCAACTGCCTTCCAAGCCCTTTCAAGCGTACCAAGATCACGCACTTGACCATCAATGCTGTCACCAAAAGCCTTAACGCCCAACTTAATTGCTTCTTGTGCTTTACCTGCTTTTTCGTATGCAACAATTTGCTTGTATTGCTCTAACGTCAAAAAATTGTATTGAGAATTTAATGAACGAACAGATGCGGCAGTGCCATCAAATGCACCCATCAACTTCTGAGCAGCTTCTTTTGCGTCAACACCAGACAGCTTAGAAAACTGCAAGATGACTTTACTCATGTCATCAATAACTGCTGATGTAAATTTACCAGAACTAACAAGCGCAAGAATTACATCGTTTGCTTTGGAATAGCCAACATTTAAGTCAGTGCCAAGTTTTTGCGACAAGGCAACTACTTGTGATTCAGTTACTCCAGCGTATCGACCCGTCAAAATCATGTTATCGCGAAATGCTGCTGACTCCTTATCTGCATTGATAAAAGAGTAAGCAAGCGCACCAACAGATGCGGCCGCAGCGGTCATCCCAACTGTAAATGGCGTAAGCAAAGACCCTATGGCTTGAAACATAGGCCGAATACCACCCATCACATCTTTTAACTGACCACCCTGTTGCAACGCTGCAATAAACGGGCTTTGACCAGATGCAATCTGCGTAAAGAAGTCAGTGGTTTGATAAGTGAGTTGAATTTTCTGTTGCTCGTTCATTTTGAACTGAGCGCCAGCAGCATTTTTTGCCGACATTGCAATTTTGTCGTAAGCCGCAGCCTGTGCCAAAAGTTGCGCTGCTTTGTCTGTGCCTTTAATGTCTTTTAAACGCCCACTAGACAACTCACGCTCAATTTGCGTGACCTTGCTAACAACCTTGCCGTAATCTTCTGTTGCATACTTTAGCGACTGAATTTCTTTATCAGCCGCCTTCATTTCCCGCGCAATGGCGTTCTTCATCTTTTGCGTTTCGTAAGCGACCTTTTGCGCTTCCGTAGCAAAGTTGCCCATCTGGAGATCAAGAGCAATCCCCAATGTTGCTGCGTTTTGATGATTAGCCATTACTTCCTCTTTCTAGCGAGTTTTTGCGCGTACTCTGGAATTATCCTACCAAGACTGTCTTTCAAATCACTGATGACAGTTGTGGCGCCATATTGCAATGCTGGACGCAAAAATGGTCGTGCAGGTATTTTAGATGTGCCGTATTCTTGAGCCAAAGAAACAGCACTACGTTTGACAGAAACAATTGCCAAAACAACCGAGTTGTCACCAATGCTAGGTGCTTCTCTGTCGTTTGGAGTTGTGAGCCGCGACTTCAGTTTGAGGGTATCCCTCATATGAAACGGGCTATAGGCGCTACGAGGCTTTTCGCTGTCGTATGGGGCATAGGCTAGGGCAGCGTAATAAACGCTCTTCATGGACTCTTCAGCGGCCTTGGCAAGCGTGTTCTTAAGCACCACATCCATCTTGAAGCCATTTGCAAGGTCAATGATTTGCTGCTCAAACTCAGCAAAGCCCGAAAGCTGGAACTTCATGTCCTTGCCTTCAAAGCCTTGCGTATCAATGTGTTGAGCCATGCTACTCTTTCAGGTAAGCCTCCGAACCCGGTCTAGTAGTCAAGAATGCCATCAATTGCTTGCTGGCTTGCTCTTGCTGTTGTTCCTTTGTCAGCGGCGGGACAATGTATTCGTGCGTTGATGGAAGAACATCTTTCATCGTAAACGGTCTTGTTGTCTTCTGTATTTTCGAGTTTAAGTTGCCTGTGGTCAAGGAACTCAAAGCCAGCAAAATAGCTTTGTTTCCCAACATACCATCCGACAACATAATCTCAATATTCCGCATATCGTCTACAGGAACATCATCAGGACACCCACCATGAGCGTAAACATACGCTCTGGCTTGCAGGTGAATGTCCCAAATTAGTTTTTTCGAGAGTCCTTGTAACCGGGCTGAATCGCCTCAGAGATTTTGGCAAGGACTTCCAACTGAACAGCAGTAGGCCACTCAGCTTCAATGTCTTCATAAGTAATTTCATCAAGCGTTCCATTTACAGGAACCAACAGCCTGATGTACTCAACCATTCTGTTTTCCATCTGCAAGATGGTTTGAACCAGTTCTTTGGTAGAACGGCCTTCAATAACCACATCATCTTCTGACACTACAACACCATCAAAAGTGCCAGTTCGGAAAGATGAGGTCATCTTGTCAAAGCGTTTTTGGTATTCGGCTTGATCAAACTTCTCAATGCGATCTTGCATAGCATCAAGCTCTTTTGTCAGCGGAACACGAACCTTGAAGTTGTATCCAGCAAGCTCAAAAGACTTGGTACGCAAATTGGGGATTTCGCCAAAGGCAGATGTGAGTTTTGTCATGGTTTATCGTGTAGCTTTGATGATCTTGTGGTAAATCGACTCATTGATAGAAATGGCGTAATCCACCACTTCATCAGGAGTTAGTTTATCAGCATAATTTTTTGCAATTTCGTGTGCAAGGGCAATTGCTGTAATTCTCTGCTGTTGAAACCCAAACCAATTCTTTGAAGAATCGGATTGGGCTACAAGGAAGTTTAGAAGGTCGTTACTGTCTTTTACTATCATGTCTTTTTACTCTGTTGTGTCTGGGGGAACTTCTTCAATGACCACTACGGGAGCAGTCACGTTGTACTTCTTCAGCAAAGCCAAAGCAATGGCTTCTGCTGTGTCAGGTTTGGCTGTGGCCTTGGCAAGCTCCGCAGCATCCACCACCATGCCACGGGCAACAAGATTAATGTCGCCGTAGCTGGTCACAATTGCTTCGATTGCGTCTGAGACTTTCATCAGTTGTTCGACCAGCCGTACTGGTTGCCCCGTGGATGAATAGTAAATGTGCATTTGGCTTCAGCGCCGGGAGCAGCGTCAATTTGAAATTGACCGACACGCCCGTTAAACGCATAAGCAATTGTGTTTGTGCTTTCCACTGCTGCAACCACGAAAGTGCGGTCAACAACACCAGAGTAAGCATCAGCACGAATCTGCAACAAGGCTGCGTCAGACGGGTTCCAAGCAGCAGTAATGGTCATGCTTGTAGGAGCCGCTTGCACAGGAATCTTGTCGCTTTGACGCGAACCAGCAACACCGAAACTTGCTACAGCATCATCTTGACCAAAGGCAGGGATGGCCTCGACAGGCACAGCAACACCAGAAGCACCTGTACCACCTGCTGAAGTGCCAACAATGGTGGCGACTTGAGCAGACCAGACAGACAGGTTAGCTGTTGTCAAAGGTGTTGGCGTAGCCGCTGATTGCATAAACAGCGATGCGCTAAAACCGGGAAGAACTTTTGCAGGGATAGCCATGATGACTCCTTAAGCGTTGTTAGACCAACCGTACTGATTGCCACGGGGATGGATGGTAAATGTAGCCTTGGCTTCTGCACCGGGAGCCGAATCTACTTGGAACTGGCCTACACGCCCGTTAAAGGCGTAATAAACGATGTTTGCACCTTCGGTTGCCGAAACAATGAAAGTGCGGTCAATCACGCCAGAATAGGCATCAGCACGCATCAACAGCAAGTTGGTATCAGCAGGGTTCCATGCAGCAGTAATGGTCATGGAAGTTGGTGCAGCCTGAACGGGAATCTTGTCAGACTGACGCGAACCAGCTACGCCGAAACTAGCAACCGCATCATCTTGACCGAAAGCAGGGATTGCTTCGACAGGAATTAGGTTGCCGCTAATAGCAAGTGGCCCAACACTAGCAACCAAGGACAACTGTGTAATTGTCAAAGGAGTAGGTGTGGCGCCGGGTTGTGCGTACAACGCCGCGCTAAAACCGGGTAGAACTTTGTTTGGTAAAGCCATTTTGGGTATCCTTTAAGAGTTGAACAATTGTCTTGTTTTACGCCGGGATGTCAATGGTGCAATCTAAAAAGATTTGCGCCATTTTTTCCTCATCGTTATAACTGTTGTACAGCCACATAACGTCAGCCTTGGAAATGTAAAAACCATCTGCTTGGCTTCCGAAAATTCCGCTGTACCCATGCAAGGCTTGCAGAATCTGATTTGAGATTGTAAATCCATCTTCAATCTGCTGAGTAAAGATAGAAATCTGGAATACAGGACGATCAATGCCTTTGTTGCTTTGCTGTGTTCCCGTATATACAGGTTGATGCACGTTACGCAGCATCCAAGTAATGAACTTGGGCTGAGTCGCAAAGTTACGGTTAAAAGCCGCATACACAGGCACAGGCGTGACAATGTTAGCCAGTTGGTACTGGATGGCCTTACCGTAAACAACAGGATTTAGTTGTGCTGCCATTAGACCGCCGTAACTGGATCAGAGCGATAGCACAAGAGAGTAACGGTCATTCGATCATCGGATTCCCGCACACTATCAATACGCCAATCTTTTCCACGATATGTGATTGAAAACAAGTGCTGATTATCAACAATTGTCTTTGTGTTTGGTGTGTAGTTCAGCGTCAAATTAACCATGTCTTGATACAGCCGATACTTATCAGCAATCTTTAGACTGTTAGCAACTGTTGAAACTCTTGCCCGTGTTGCAAACCACAATGCCTGAACAGTCGCAGACTCACCAAACGCTGACTTGGTAAAAGTCAAGTTGTTGATGTTAATGTTCTCAAAACGAGCAATTGACATTTACATCACCAGCGGTTTGTAACTGCGTAAAAGTGTAGTCACGCCAAACGGAATGTCTTTTAGCCTTGTCTCTGTGGCATTGGCACGGTTGTTATACAAGTGCGTAAGCAACAACAAGCCAGCTTGCTTGATGACCGGGTAAGCCGACAATGGATTTGAAACAGTTGTGTAAAGCACATTGATTGGCGCAGTCATCACCGTATTAATGTTTGTCGGCAAGTTGTTTACAATTACTTTGTTGCCAGATGGATCGTAGTAATAGCTTGAACTTGTCAGTGCCGTAAACACTGGAGGAAAAGCATCGTTCCAATAACCAACAGTATCAATCGACACACCCGGTTGGCTTGGGTAAAAGTTTTGACTGACTTCAGGCAAATCTAGACTAATAGGCGATGCCACAAGGCTTTCAGAGCCGTAGAAAACCCGATAGCTTACCGGAAAGATAGACATTCCCAAATAGTCTTCAATTGCTTGTCGTGTTGCCAGTTCAAGAGCCGACAAATAAGTGTCTTGGCTTTCATCTTGAAACAAGTTAAGTTGTTGCGTGATTTCATCAAGCGTCAACCACGGTGTAACACTATCACGGTCAATCTGTTCAACCTTTGCATAGTTGAAAGGATTTCGTGTTTGTGCCCCAAAAGGCGCAGCGTATTGATAGTTATCAACGCTCATTTTTAAGTCTCGATAGAACGAACACCAGCAAAAACATCACGCACTGTGCTTACCATACGCTTTTCGCCGTACATGGTCGTAAAACCGGGCGCAGTTTGTTCAAAAGCCTGAATGGTCATTTCTTCCACATCGGCAATCGTCATAAACCTAGGCCAGTTGGCAAGATACATCGACTTGCAGCCAACAGTACCAGTTGCGTCCAAATATGGGTTAGGAATTACAGGAAATCCATACACATGCAGCAACGAACCAGCTTCAGCCGATCCAGTTTCAACAAAAGAATAACCAGAGTTGCCGTGAGCATAGTCACGCAAAGTTTGAATGGCTGTTGGGTGCATCATCCAAGCAGTACCCGGCAGTGACCAGTATTGCGCTGGCAAAGCATTTGCCATTGCTGACAAAACTTCTGCTTCAAGGCCACCAGTATTGTTGTAGCCAACAGTCCTGATTGTGTGGCGACCATTAGTGATGGCTGTACCGCTTGTTCCAAAAGCAGCAGCAGCGCCAGCAGCGCCGGGATAGCTGTTCAGGCCACGCAAGCCATCAGTACCACCTGTCGCTGTAGTTGTTGAACCTGCTTGGTCGTTGTTGAGGCCGCACGATGCGCCTTCCAACTGAGCAAATTCCATCATTAGGTCTTCGACCAATTCGGCTTGCAGACCATTTACATCAGACAGCACAGCAGAACGAATTGGCATTTGTGCGGTAATAACACGGGTAGGCAATTGCCAAATGCTAGTGTCAATGTTGGGTGAACCGCTGTTAGCGTTAATTGTGTAGCCCCAAGGGTTTGTGCTGTTAGCAGCGTTACCAGTTTTGGCAACAAACTGAACAGCGGAATTACCGGGTACTTTAATGTTTCGTGCGCCTAGACGAAACGGGTTTGCATATCGCAAAGTAGCAAATGCGTCATCAAAGTAAGTGCGACCACCGATATTCAAGCCTGAACCAGTGATAGCAGATGCCTCGCGCAAGTCAATCTTGACTTTATCGCCAGTTTCCAATGTTTGCTTAATTCCAGACAGGATGCGTTCGGTAATGGTCATATCAATTCCTAAATTATTGGCACAAAAAGGAGGGGCAATTACGCCCCTCCGATTTATCAGGTAGCTGTACCTGTCGAGCGATAACGCACCAATGCGTTTGGATCTCTAACACTGGTGGCAAGCCTTTTTTCGCCAAAAAATGTTATAAATCCTGGGAGCGTTTGGTCGTATCTCCGCATAACCATGTTCAAACGATCAATGATTGTGTGACCACGGCTCCAATCACCAAAATACATTGGGTACAGGCTAGTTGTGCCAGCAGAACCCGTAGTAGTTTGGCTAGGAGTGTCCAGATACTTGTTCATCACAACGTCAAAGCCAAGCATTTGACCAATGATGCCATCAGGGTTCAACGACTCCATAGAGTTGAAGATTGGGCGACCATTGGTGTCTTGCAGACCACGGATTGCTTGAGCCAAGATTGGGCTAACCATAAACTTGGTGTTAGGAGTCCAGTACTGTTGTGGCAAGGCGTAGACAGTGTTAATAACGTCTTTGTATTGGATTGCGTTAGCACCAACAGTGTTGACGTTAGAAGTGATCTGGTCATAAGTAGCCAGCGAGTGCAGACCGCTTGAAGAACCAGTGCCAGAAGTGCCAAAAGCAGCAGCAGAAGTTGTACCGCCAGCATAAGTGGCATTAGAACCAGCATACTGATCCAAACCACGCAGACCGTTAGTACCGCCGTAAGGGTTAGTACCCGATTGAGCAGCTTGGTCATTGTTTTGAATCATCGACAAGGCTTCAGCCTGTGCGAATTCGGCCAGCATGTCATCAACCACGTTGGCTTCCAAACCATCAATGTCGTCCAGCGCAGCAGTACGGATTGGGAACTGCACGTTCAAGTCTTGCAAAACCAATTGCCAGATGCTTGTATTTTCAGTTGTATCAGCGCCGTTGTTCTGGATCGTATAGCCCCATGCCACACCAGCATTGCCAGTTTTGACACGGAATTGGTACGAGGAACCATCGGTAGCCACAGTGCGCGACAGACCACGCATGGGGTTAGCCAAACGCAGAGCAGCAAACACTGGATCGTAGCCAGTACGACCACCCTTGCCATCACCGCCAGCGGTCAAAGCAGAGGCTTCCTTCAGGTACGCATCCATTTGGGCTTCGTCTGCAAAGATTTGCAGTTCTTTTTCCAAACGGTTGTTGCCTTTGTAGAAAGTAGACAGTTGCTCACGCACCGAACGGTTCACATCTTGGCGAACAGTCTTGGCGGGTGTGCGAATGAACTCAGGCATATTGATAGAAGCAACTTTGGCTTCCAGAGCAGAAACCATCTCGCTGAATTCAGCTTTAACAGCTTCAACAGCAGCAGGGATTTTGGCTTCTACAGCAGTGATGCTTTCGGCTTGTTTAGCTTCGATAGCATCCAGTTTTTCGAGGATAACTTGGGACATGATTTAACCTTTAAGTCGTTTGTCAAGGAGTTTCAGAAGTTCACGTTGCTCAAGAGCCGCGAGAATTTCAGCGGTTGCCTCCGCATCAGAATCACTCTGAATTGGCGCATTTTCAATAGGCTTTTCAACAGCATCACGCTGTTCAATTACCGTCTTGAATACAGATGCGGCGGCAACCGACATCTG